AATTTCCTACAGAGTCGCCAATATATTCTTGCAACTCTTCAAAGTCTCTTTGGCTTAAAACATTTTTTGCATATTTAATATGTTCAAAACTTTCTACCATCCGTACTCTTCCTCTGGATCCATTATATTTTCTTCGCTTTCTTATGTATTGCCTCACGACCACCCTCTATATTTATACGAGTTTGGTTTTTCGGCAGCATTACATAACCATTATGTGTTATTACTTCACCACCCATATGCATAAATTTTTCTTCGCATTGTGGACAATCTAGTTCCTTTTTTTGCACTTTTATATACCCGTTACCATCACAACGAGGACATATAGCTCTAACGCGCTCTACCATTTTTCTTTTTTACTTCTTTATCTAATAAAAACTCTATTACTTTCTGTATACTAACAGGAACCTCAAAACGGTTTTCTGCTAATGTTTTCAATTGATTATGTGTAGCCACAGAGACTGACACTGATTTAAAACTGCTTATATCTGGCATGTTTCTTTCTCCTTGTTGTGTTATTATATGGGATTATATACAGCAATTATTATATTTGACAATAGTTTATTTTAAATTATTATACAAAAATCTCTCTCACCTTCATATGTCGGGTGTTTTTTATTCCTTTAGCATCCGACATTAAGATATATCTCCCCAACAACTACCTTTCTCATAGTCAATTTTATTTGGAACGCTAAGCTCTACTGCGTTCTCCATTATTTCAATAATCTTTTCAGCCTTTTCAGGTGACTCAACAGAAAAATCTAGTTCATCATGTATCTGTATGTGAGGTATGATCCCTTCTTTCCACAAATCAACCATAGCTTTCTTTGTCATGTCTGCTGCTGATCCTTGTATTAATTTGTTTAATGCTTTGTAAGTAAAGGCTCTTTTAATTCCCGGGCCATGTTCCCTGAGAGCCTCTGCATGGGGCAATGGCTTATGTATTCCATAAGAGCGAGGCTGCCATAGATCAAAGTGACAAACCCTACCACCTATCGTTCTAATCTTACCACTGTCTTCTGCCCGTCTAGAAACTGCTTCGGATATCATCTTAACAAACGGGGCATTAGAGTGATAATTTTTTATCAACTCTTCAGCCTCGTCTATCATTAATCCTAGTTCCGACATTAATTTGTTTTTACCCATACCATACATGATACCAAGGTTAATTGTTTTAGCCTGCTTACGTTCAATACCAGCCATCTCAGCAATCATCTCATGGAAGTCTGCTTCGCCTTTGTTATATGCATCTACAATCGTTCTTGAGCCTTCTAAACCTAATATGTGTGCGTAGTGTACTAGTATTCTAGGCTCTTGTTGACTGTAGTCAAAGCAGCCCCAGTGTGTTTTCTCTTCTGGAATAAATATACCACGTATCAATGGCCCTAATGTTTTATGTCTTGCAGGTATCTGTTGAAGATTGGGATTACTGTAACTAAAACGACCGGTTACAGTACCCCCATCATCAGACCTAATCTGATTTATATCACTATGTATTCTACCTTTGTGTTCATGCTTTAATATTGTCTCAATAAAAGTTGTATTCATTTTATTTAACTCACGACAATTAACAATCATTCCTGGTAGTTCGTGTGGATGTTCTTTTAAAAAGTTTTTTGTAAATGTAGGATTACCTTCTTTAGTTCTTTCATAACTAATCTTTAATTCATCAAACGCTTTAGCTACAGAAGCTGCAGACCATATCTCTATGTCAAAACCAACTAAACCTATCATGTCTTTTCTAATTGATTTTTCAGAAGACTCTAAAGACTTTCTAAGCGCAGCAGCCTTATCTAAGTCAACTCTTACTCCTCTAAATTTCATGTCAACTAATGCAGGAAACAAATCAGTTTCCATATTAAATATTTGCCATAGATCTTGCTGTGTTAATTCATGTTTCATTGCTTGCCACAATTTTAAAGTAGACTCAGCGTCCTGTTCTGCATACTCACCAACATACATTGCTGGCATTCTCCACATCTCAGACTTAGGGTTTACACCCCAGGCCTTTGCTGCTTCTTGTAATAACTTTTCGTTTTTACCTATACCTGTATATTGTTTTGCTAGACCATCTAATGTAAAACCCCAACGATTTTCATCGACTAAACTTGCCGCTATCATTGTGTCATAGATTCTACCATTAATATTTAGACCTGCAGAGCGTATCCAAGATACATCGTACATTGCATTGTGAAATATTTTATCCGAGTCTGTTTTTAATAGTTTTTGAAACCATCTCATAACTACTTTCTTATCAAGACAACCTCTATTGTCTTCATGCGCTATAGGAAAGTATCCTTTCCAACCTTCAACAGCTACAGCTATTCCAACTATCTCTCCATCGCCCCGTACAGAACCTGATCCCATTTTTAATAGATTAGGGTCTCTTGTTTCTAAATCGATTGCAATTTCTTTGTGGCCAGTTAAATCTGGCAAAGATGTTGGTGGCACCCAATCAGTATCTGGTGCAAATAACGGAGGCTGTATTTTTCTCAACTATAATCTCTTTCGATAATCATTTCTATGTAATGTATCGCCTTCTCTAGATCTTGTTTACCGCTTCCCTTATGCGGGTGTCTCATAATATACTTTATAGCATTTCCTTCAGCAAATAACAAATTGTTTTTATTGATGAATTCCGCTGGTTGTATCTTATAATGGTTGTAATGACTACCCCCGATTTGTTTTTTTAATGATTTCATTGTACTAACCCTCCTGAAAAATACATCTTTCGTTCCGGACGTTTTTGTCTTTCAATATATTTTTCTATAATAATTTTGCAATCTTCAACTCTAATGTTACTTTTCCTATCGTTAAAATCCCAACGACAAAAAACAATATTATTTTTTGTGTAACCAACATCAGAGTCAAACCTATCAATAGACAATAGATCTGGTGGTGCTGAATGTTTTTTCTTTGCTCCTTTAACAGCAAGTTTTCTAACTATGCGAAAAGGTTTACCTGTATAATAACAATTCCAACCATATTTTTTCTTATGCTCTTCCCATAACTCAAAAAACTCTTCACGTGTTATATCGTTTTTTAATGACTGCAGTTTTCCCTTTCCCCTTTTTTTAAGGTCATTCCATTTTGAAATTAAAAAACCATTTTCAGTATTTAAATACTTAATGTTTTGTTCTCTACGGTCTTCTTTGTTTTTGTAAGGCATTAAAGTATATAGGCCCTTTCGTAGTTTCTTGGTTCTAAAATATGTAGTTCTTGTTTTGCTCTTGTAACAGCAACGTAAAACAATCTATGTAACTCATCTGGATCGACGTCATTGTTGTCTACAGCTGTTTTAGTTATGTCTGGTAAAACTAAAACATTATCTGCCTCACCACCTTTAGCTCCGTGTATTGTTGACATTGTTATACGTGGTGTCTTTGTAATCTTTTCACTATTGGCTAACATATTTCTTATGTAGTTTTCTCTGTACGTATCTAAACCTGCAAAAGCTTTGTACCAAACATCTCTAGTTTGTAATCCATGTTCCGCGACGCACTGTTCACTAGTATATCTAAAATCTGAATGAAAAGTTTTACCTTTTTTATATCCCTTTGCTACGTTGTCACCTAGATACGAATACAAATTCTTTAACTGTAATAAATTTAGTTCCTGTTCTGATTCTCTCCACGCCTCCCAGTTTTGAATAGCCATAAGTAAATCTACAGGTATAGAGTTTCTACCTTTATGTGAGAAATACCATCCTTGCAGTTCACATAAGTCTTTAATATCATCTAAAAAATAATTTGCAGACGCCAGCACTAGCCACTCGCCTTCGCTCATGTCCACTTGTGTGATGTCTGAATACCTATTCAATTTACCTGTAGTAGATTTAGGTTTGTATTCTTTATCATACCTGTTCTCTACTCTTTGTATTATGCTTTGTGATAGCTCATGTATAGGTCCACCAGGAATACGATAGGATTGATCTAGAACTGTGATATCGTCAACTTCGTCCCTGAGCGCGATGAAATGATCCACATCGGCGCCTGCCCATCTGAATATAGCCTGGTCATCATCACCTGCGATGTAAGTCTTATCAGCTCTGCTCCAGAGGGCTCGTACCATTTTCCATTGGAGAGGAGATAAATCTTGGGCCTCGTCAATGAAGAGGACAGTAAACCCTGGAGCCACATCTTCGACAATAAACCTGTGTAACATATCTCCATAGTCTATAAGACCTTTTTCTTTTTTATACCTAGTTAATTCTCTATCTAAAAGATACAGCGTATCTCTTTCTATATCAAGGTAATGTGTGTTCTCGTCATACACATCCATTAAATCTCTGTCAGTTGCTCTAGCTTTTTCTATAAGTTGTAGATACTCATTATCAGATGTAAACGTGCCGTCTTCTTCACTGTTGTATACCTTCTTTATTGTAATAGGTATGCCACACTTACTGCCAAAATCTTTATAGTCAGCTGACTGCATGACTCTAGACTTACTGAGACCTAGCGCACCAAACGCCAGTGAATGTAATGTTCTAAAATATGGAAAGTCTTTTTCATCTAGACCAAACTTTTCTACTGCTCTTTGTTTTGCTTCGTTAGCTGCTTTCTTTGTAAAAGAAAAATAACCAATTCTTTTAGTATCAACACCAGACTTGATAAACTCATCTACTAAATCTAATAGTGTAGTTGTTTTACCTGTACCTGGTGGTCCTAAAATAATTGTTTTCATTTATCTACGTTCCCATGATAGACAATTACAACCGCTGTACAGTTAGGACATGATAAGTTTGTCATGATCATATGTTGCTCTTCATCGTTGTCTTCCCACTCAGTGTCGTGGTCACCACCCCATATTAATTCGTGATTGCAGCTCCAACACTTCATTAGAAAGGTGTCTCCGTATATTTCTCTTGAGTTACATCTACGTCATACTTTGTCATAGCTTTTATCTTAACAACCCTAGGAGTTTGATTCTTTAGTTTCATTCTTATTTCATCTACAAAAGAATCTAATTGTTTAATTAAATTACCTGTCTTAATCTTATCAACTTCCCAGTTGTTTCTTTTTGCAAAACTAAAGAAGTCATCCATTCTAAAATGTGTAAACCCTTCTTCATCGGTCCACGCTGATTTATTCAGTATGTCTTCTTTCTTTCTCGCTTGTGATCTGTGAATTGTAAAGTCATACAATAAGTTTTCTAACTGCTCGTTATGCTTCAATGATTCTAGTGGTTCTATTTCTTCCAAACTATTCATCAATGCTTTTAAATATATCTCTCTCCAATCTTTTGCCTTAGGTATCGGAGATACAATGTTTGCTTGATCTAATACTGCTATTGCAAACAAATTAGGATTGTGCAACTGCTCTGTCTTAAGTTCTATTCTTTTACCTGCCACATTTAAAAACCATTGTGGTGGATTAGAGTTTATCTTTGTTAGTGTATCCATCTCTGGCATTTGCTCTTCTTCAAAACCTACACCAAACTTTTTAGTTCTACATTTTGCAGGATTACATACTCCACATATCGGTTGGTCTTTACACCTGTACTTGTCATAGCCACGTTTACCAACAGAAGCCATCAATGCTTTTACTTCCTGGAAACCTAATGGAGGATTCATCCATTTAGAATTATCCTCTAAAACTTTATCTTCCCAGTTATCCGGGTTAGCTTGTTTATGATATACAGCTACGTTAAACAATGCATTATTACGCGATCCTTCACCAAAACCTTCATCAGCTAATGTGTTTAAACAAGGTGGACCATCCTTAAAAGCTTCGTTAGTTTCTAACTTCTGCTTTACAACTATTGACTGTACTTCTTCTTTAGTTTGTGACCACTCGTCGTATATAGAATAGAACTCTTCTAAAGTAGCTGCTTCACCACCTGCTTTAAAAGTATATCTAAGTCCTTCTATGTCTCCATGATATGGTAAGTTTAAAAAGTTTCCTGTATCTCCACGCTCCACGAGTATCTCTGTCTGTTTAGGAAATATCTCACTACCTCCAAAACCTAACGCATCAGACATAGCTTTTAGTTTTGATTGCATCAACGATGCAGATATAAATTCTTTTGTAAATAGAAACAAATGTGCGCCACCAGACTTAGACCTAAATGTGACTAAAGGAAAACCTAATCCTTTTATATTTCTCATGATAGCCATGTGGTCGAGATTGTATTGATCAACATCAATACAACCCCAACGACATTCATTGTTTTCGTTAATAGGTATTACACCTAGAGCAGGATCTTTCCCGTCTATGTGATCTTGCCAAAAATGATCTGGTATTGGTTCTCTTTTAATAAATGCTTTACCAACAGCTTTACCTTTGTCTGTTGTTTCACCTGATAATATTAATTGTCCGTAGGCACTATTATTGCCTTCAAATATATCCTTAAATTTTTGCATACTCTTTATTGTACTCTCTTTGATACTCTCTTACTTTGTCTCTATTTTTTTCTCTATACTCACGATAGTATTCGCGAGTCTTTCTTCGCTTATATTCTTTTCCCTCCGGACTGTCTAGAATTAAATTAATTCGCTCTTTCAGCCGTTTATTTTCTTTTCTTAACGTATCCATCGTCTTCTTACGATAGTAACGCATTTGATAAAATGATTCTCTGCTTCTTTTCATAATAAAAATATGTTCCGGGCAGGGGGAGGTGCCCGGAACATCATGGTTAATTAAAACGGTACTTCGTCTTCTGACTTAGTACTGTCATTACCATGCTTTGCCTTGACGTCTCCCGTAGACACACTCTCAGCAAAACTTTTTGCGGACTCATACAAAGCTTTGTTTTGTACAGGTCCAACCTTAGTTACATTCCAACCAAACCAAGTTCCTTTATCGTTCGATTGTTCTACTGTTTTAAGGTTATACACGTGACTGTAAGCCGCCGGTGTAAACAAACCATTTTTACCTTCTAGTTTGATACTGGCCATCATAGCATTCCAACTACGACTTACTTTAAGTTGCGTTGACTTCATAGAAATCAATGCTGTCTGCATATCTTCAGTCAATACAAAGTATGACGCTGTGTTCTCAAGATAGTTCCCATTGTCTAGTCTATCTTTATAACCTGCATCACGCTTAGCTTGCTTGATGATACCACTGTTGGCCGCATGGATTGCAACAGGAGCACTTGTGCCCTGTCCTCTATCTGACCACTCAACATACTCACGTTTATAATAACATGGAATTATGTTGATCCCCTTCTCACCATCATATGTCTGCTTAGTCACGGTATTGAATATCATACCTGGCTCTGCGCCTTCTACATACTTGGCATCCCGTTTGTTTGTCTCGGGTGACAGTTGTCCTAACACACGTAAGAATGGTAATGCATAATCTTCCGCACCCATTTCTCCTATCGCTGTGTTAGCGTCTTGTTCGAACATGCTCGCTAGAGCTACGTCCGTCTTCTTTTTTTCTGCTACTTGGTTCATGGTTCTTTTCTCCTTATTCATGATTTCCGGCTAATTTTAGTTTGATCCTTCACAAAAGTGTGAAAGAAATCAGAGGGCATATCGAGGCCGGCCTCGATACGCTCCCTGTAGAGTGCTTTTAAAGTCATAGGTTCTACCTTCTGCTTCTGCGAAGGTTCATAACCTTCTCGCACTGCAAGGCCGATTAGTTCATCTGCCTTGTTATCCTCGCCCTTCCCGAACTGTACAGAAACCTCATTTTTAATAAGATCACCCAGTTCGTTTTCACGAAGCCAGTTGTAAGCTAATTCCATTGCATCTTTTTTTACTGTGCAACTGTAGGATTTTTTTACTTCAACCCCACTACCATCAGCTAATTTCAAAGACGACAACCCTTGCTCTGCTAGCAAATTAGGTATCACCTCTGAAGAAATTTTATCGGCTGCTTCTTTTTTGTTTTTTATCTTTTCTTCTAGTTCAGCTATTTCATTTTCGAACGCCTGTAACTCTAAACAATAGTCAGCCAATGTTTGAATATCTGTTCTTTCTATTAAATTTTGTTGATCATCTTCCAGATCATCTAATGTAAGTGTGCTCACTCTATTTCTCCTTTATTATATATGTCTATTCTTAGGGGATAATATCTTCTCTCTTGTCTATCCCATTTCAAGAGATTAAATTGTCCTTGCGTAATGTCACTAACAATAGCAGTAGACAATCCAATAATTGAAGGATCACCCGTACATAAAATATAATCATCGGGCTTAAAGTCCTGTAAATTTTTTCTCATCTTTCTAATAAAAGGTGCTGTGCTGTAAAGCATATTATCTGTTGATGGTAAACAAATTACTAAATATCCAAAATCAGATGCACTTAAAATATTTATTTGTGGTGCAGGATGTTGCAATACATATACAAAAGTTTCTTTAGGATTCTCTTTGTAAAAAGCTAAAAATTCTGCAAGCGAACGTGGTTTATATAGTTCAAAAATTCTGTGTTTCATTATTTATACTTTCTTTATTGACAATAAAGTAATCATATCTATATTAATGTCAAGAAAGAATAATAAATTATTTTATGATAGAACAATATAGGTATAAGACTAAGCCTTATGCTCATCAATTGACGGCTCTAAAAAAGTCTTGGGCGCAGAAAACCTACGCTTTATTTATGGAAATGGGTACAGGTAAATCCAAGGTCCTCGTTGATAATATAGCTATGCTGTATGATAATGGCGCTATTAGGGCTGCTTTAATAGTTGCTCCTAAGGGTGTGTACAAGAACTGGAATGATATAGAGTTCCCGGTTCACCTACCAGAGCATGTAGATCATACAAAAGTATTGTGGGAAGCAACCATAACTAAGAAAAAACAGGCTGAGCTAGATACATTATTTGATGGTAAAGAAGAACTTAAGATATTGATAATGAACGTAGAAGCTTTTTCTACAAAGAAAGGTCTGGACTTTGCACATTCTTTCCTTAACATATTTCTTGGAAGAGCTTTGATTGGGATCGATGAATCTACGACGATCAAGAGTCCGACAGCAAAGCGAACAAAAAACATTTTAACTCTAGGGAATCTCGCGAAGTACCGTAGAATATTGACAGGCTCTCCCGTAACTAAATCTCCACTTGACTTGTTTAGTCAGTGTAAGTTTTTAGACCCTTATCATTTGGGTTATGACTCTTACTATGCTTTTCGCTCTAGGTATGCACAAATGCTTGACAGAAATTTTGGCGGTCGTCGTGTACAGATAGTAGGTAGTTATAGAAACCTAGGAGAACTTACTGACAAACTAGATAAATTTTCTTATCGCGTATTAAAAGAAGATTGTTTAGACCTACCAGAAAAAGTATTTACAAAACGTATTGTAGAATTAAGTGACGAACAGAAAAAAATATATGCACAGATGAAACAGATGGCTCTCGCTATGTTGGATGGTAAAGTTATGTCAACTGTCAACGTCATGACTCAGCTTATGCGCTTGCATCAAGTGACTTGTGGTACGTTTAAAGCTGACGATGGTACTATCAAACACCTGTCAAATAACAGACTCACAGCTTTAATGGATTGTCTAGAAGAAACTGACGGCAAGGTCATAATTTGGGCAACTTACCGTGAGGACATTAAAAAAATAGTCGATTCTTTAAAAAAAGCTTACGGAGAAGCCTCTACAGTCGAATATCACGGTGGGGTGGATGCTACCCTTCGCCAGGACCACATTGCTCAGTTTCAGCAAGAAAAGGGCCCTACACGCTATTTCGTCGGAAACCCCCAAACTGGAGGGTATGGAATTACTCTTACAGCAGCAAACACAGTTATTTACTTTTCTAACTCATATGATCTAGAAAAAAGACTACAGTCAGAAGACAGAGCACACCGTATCGGCCAGACTGGCAGTGTTACTTACGTGGATTTAATAGCAGAAAAGACTATAGATGAGAAAATAGTTAAATCACTTAGGGATAAAATAGACATTGCAAATGAAATTATGGGCGAAGATCTTAAAGACTGGATCTAAAACAGAATTGGAACGTACGAAGTTTTTCCTTCTACTTTTTCTGCCTTCAGTGTTTGTTTTCTTGATCTTGACATGGATGCTGAGCAATGAACCCATCCTGAATTTGGATCAACACCATCATAGAACTCTAGTATCAACTGATCAAAGTCACAATTTTTACTAATCCACGACGCAAGTTCCTTGTTGTCAACTCCAGGTATCTCAAAGTCTGCTGCCTCACCCTTGGCATGTTGTGACTTAGACGAAGACCCGATAGCCTCGCACAACTCTGGGCTTCTGTAGCCTGAGGATATCATGACTGGTTTACCAAAATGCTCACGCACTGGTTGTAAGACAGTCTTCGCTAGGTGAATAAGATTTTCAATCTCCGCGGTACCCGGTTCATTCTTAATATTCTTACGTACCGCTGTTTGAGATTTAACTAGCTCTGCTAGTGAAAAGTTTTCTGATAAATTCATTACAGACCCCTGAATGGAGACTGCATTCCTTTTGAAGCTAGACTGCCATAATTAGATGAAGGTGCAACTAGATCTCCTGGAGACGTAGTTGGTTTTGTTTCTCCAGGCGCAGGTGGCGGAGTAATTTCATTACCACCAAATGGACTAGATGTTTCGTCAAAATATTTTTTAAATAAATCCCCTATGCCTGTTAGTAAATCAGTTTTAAATGTAGAGAAATCGAATGGGTTTTGTCCTGGCATTGTTGAAGGATTAAGAGGATTTTGAGGTGTTCCCATTTCAGAATTAGCAGGACCAAATGTTGTCATTTGTGGAGGTCTTCCGTCTTCACCTGTACCTGCTGCTTGTGTTATCATTTGTGGAGGTCTTCCATTTTCAAATACTACTTGTGTCACCATGTTTTGTGGAGGTCTTCCATGTTCGCCTAACATTTTTGTACCAGGAGGCATTCCACCACCTATACCACTACCGCCTTCAGGATCAGCCAGTGTCATCATCGGAGGCGTACCACCACCCGGCAAAAGATTGTGAAGAGGAGGCATACCAATAGAACTATTGTTCTCTCCTCCGCCCATAGCTAATGTTACTGGATTAAAATTACCTCCACCTCCACCAGGATTTAAAATACTACCGCCTTGTTCTCCAACTGCCGCTGTGTTGATGTTTCCTATACCCCCTATACTACTACCGCCTTCAGGATCAGCCATTGTCATAGCAATAGGATTTATAGTGCCAGTGCCAATACCACCAGAACCAGGACTCACTGCCATTGCAGCTTGTCTTAAAGTTCTTTGTTCATTACTACCTAAGTCAGGAATAAATCCTTGTTCACCCACAGCCAATGTTGTCATTTACAGAGCTCCTTGTACAAACATTCTCCTAACTTACCTTTAGTTTTGTTGTCAAATACAATAAACATAGGCATGTCATTAGTTTCCAAATAATAATAATCAGTCCCATCAAACATAAAATCAGAAGCTGTAAAACTTAGGTCTAAAAGTTTGTTTAATTCTATCAGCTTTTGTTTTAGGTCCCCTGGAACTTCCACACATTTACAGTCTACTTCACTGTCTTCTCTGTAGTCTATCATCGAAGTCATTATTTCGAAAGCAAATATAGTGCCTTTAATAGCATATATTCTGATGTTTTTGCCAACTATTTTGTCTTGGATTATACAGGGATAAGTGGCCTCGTTGCCTTCTGCTACATGAGCCCCTCCTGTAACAGGCTTTACTATCTGTTCTTTTCTATCTATTCCTTGTGAAAATACAGTGTGTGGTATTTTAAGACCAACTTTCTTAGCCATCTCCAGGTCGTACAGTTTAGATATAGGAGGCATCATTTTGTTTCTGTTGTGAACCTTCACCTCAGGATTAGCTAATATATAGTTATAAAGCATATACTGATTAGAATATTTTTTATGTGTCTGAGGTTCAAAAACATTATGTCTCATAAATACTGCTCCTGGTTCTATCAATTCTTTATTTACGTAGAACTTGTTTTGTTGGAGGTCCCACTCAAAAACGCTGTTTAAATCTACAAACTCGTCAAAGTGATGTTTTATGCAAACTATGTTGGGGTCGGTCAATTGACCAAAGATATAAGATTTCACTTCACCATGCCAAGTAATGTTTCAATAAAAATTAATCCAACAGCCCCCACTGTAGATAAAACAACCCAATAGATTTTGTCTATCTTGCCACCCAATTTCTCTACGTCCTTGTGCACGTGTGATACGTCTTGTTTTATATTATCTAGTTCTCGTTTCACCCCGGTTATGTGTCCTTGTATTGAAATTATATGTTCGCGTTCTGTTTCTGGTTCCATTTCCATTATACAGTTCCTTTATTTCTCTGATAGTAAAGTTTTTCAGTTGGCGACAAGTATACACTTTGAGCATCTGTAAGTCCAGTCTGAGGATTAACCGCGTTGCCCGTTCCTTGAGCTATTTGATTTGGTTGTACGACAGGTGTTCCTGTGTCAGGAATAGGAGGAACAGGTAAGTCTTGTGTATTTTTAGAATAAGGAACAAAAGGCTTTTCTTTACTCATAGGAAGAAGAGGACCTCCTTCTTTGTCTGTTATTTCAAAGTCCTCAAATTTTATACGATCCCATTTTCTTTGAGCTCTTCTTAACGCCGATGATGGTATAAAATCTGTTTTGTTAAATCTCATATCAGGGTTTGCATTTTTAATTTTTTCATACCTAGATTTTAAACCACCTTCACCCCATGATAATGCTTTAAACTCACCTCTTAAAATTTTTCTAATAGTTGAGCTAGGTATCTTTCTATCTTTTAAAGCTTCCTTAACCTGTCGTTCTGTCATTAAACCAGAGTCTATTGCAGATTTAACAGCTCTATAAAACTTGTACTGTTGTCTAAATGCTTCTTCATTCATTTCATTATACTCACGTACAAGTTGTCCTGGTCCTCGGTTTTGATAATTTTTTGTACTGTACCAACCTTCACTAACTTTTGAGTCTTTAAACGTATTTTGAAATTCACTAATTTTGTATGCAAACGATCCCGGTACATCAACAGTAACTGTTGAACCACCGAACAGTTTAAACATTTCATCTCTTACTCTTAAAGGTTGACCTGTTCCAGACACATCTCCTGCGAAAGCAGAATAAATTCTTTGAGCACTACTAACTACTCCAGGTTCATTTTTGTTTGCAATATGCATAATACCTTTGTCAAATTTTTCTAGAACAGTGTCTGAATCAGACCACACAGAACTTCCTGTTTTTGTCTTACCTGTTAAAGCTTCATACACACCCTCTGTACCAATAGATAAACCGAACAACGTGCCGTTTAATAAATCAAGCAATGGACCTGACGCATTAAAGTACTCAGATAGCACATCTGTTTCTACTCTAGCAGGGTCTAGTTTCGTCTTAGGGTCTGTTGCCCTAACAATTAAATTATTTACTGTAGAGCTAATTAAATCGTATGGGTTGTATCGAGACATATCAAATACTTTAAATGTACCTGTTTCTTTATCACGATTACTAATAGGCACTAAATCACTAAACTTCATATAATCTGGTGCAAACTCGTCTTTATAAGTTCTAATTTGCTCAGGTGTAATATTAGTCATTGCGTAACCTAATCCTCTAGCGCCCTCGTTTAACGCCCATAGTGTTGCAGCTTGCCCCATCAATGATCTATAACCCATTGCTCTAAGAGTTGCGTTATTAGATGCAATGTGTTTCATTGCTAATGCAGATGTTGCAAAACTTGTTCTAATTATTTCTGCAGGGAAAGATACAAAGTTACCAATAAAAGGTATTTTTCTAATAGCTTGAATCATAGGAGGCACTTTACTATAAGTAGGCATAAGTTCTCTTACTAACATAGCAGAATATTCTTCTACAGCCTCGTACATATTTTTTGGATTAAATTCTGTAATACCAAAATCATCTTTAACTATTTTCTTAACTTCATCAACATTTTTAAAAGCACCTTTAAGTTGTGATTTTAAATACTCATGGCCGTACCATTTCCAAACATTGTCACCACCTGAATACAGTCGTGTGGCTGTTTTCATAAGTTTAGAGTTATCAGCAATAGATGCAATTTGACCAAACGTACCAACTTTACCTGTTTTTATGTCTTGAAGAACAGCGCTTAGCTCTGACGCTACAATGTTTTCATCTATTACACCAAGTTCAGATTTTCTTGCAATATTGTTTATTAAATCTTCTTCGTTTAAAACTTTACCTGCTCCAAAAATATCATCTAACGTAATTTTAAAAGCATCTGCTACAGAAGCTGTTCCACCAATCCATCCATTATTAAGAACGAATGCAGCGGCACTACCAAAGTTACGTGTTTGTGTTGCTGGAGAGAGAACTGTCTTACCTGTTTGCACACCTGCTTTGTATGCAATCATAGATTGATAAATACTACTTTCCATAAATTTATCTAATTGTCCAAGTGACCCTCGCAGCATTCCTGTTACTTCTTTTGATCCATATAAATTTGTAATACCTGACTCTAATAAACCAAGGCCTGGGACCCTACCTACAACAACAGGGTTAACAACACCTGCTCTAATTGCTTCATCTCGTGATGCAAACAAACGTCCTTGTTGCAGCAACAATTCACCAATACGATCATAATTTTTTAAGTTTGCGGCTTGTGTTACCAAACTAGAAGTTGTCTGCATAACAGAAGAACGCAGTCCTTGTTCTTCTCCTAATAATTTTTTAATAACATTAGGCAACTCTTCTCCAGTTTGAATAACTAAATCATCTAGCTTTAAATTGTCTTTGGCTATTTTTTGTAGCTGTATAATTGGATCAAATCCTTCTGTTTTAACTGTAGCTAATAAATCATCTACTTGTTGTCTTGCAAAATTTCTAATGGCAACGTCTGTATTTTCTGTAGAACCTTTAATAGCTAATTGCACTAAAGATTCATTGTTACGAATACGGTCAACAACAAAATCAATAGCTTTTTCTTTTAAGTTATCGTTTACTTTAAATTGTGGATTTGTAAATATACCAAACGATTGTCTAATGTATGATTTTAAATTACTTGTTAAAAATTGTTTTAAACCACTTTCATCAGGTAACACGTCTTTATAGAAATTACGCACTGAGTCAAACTCTTTACTTAGTTCTTTTGCCATAGTTTGTAATTCTTTTGGTAAATCAGATAATTTTATTTGTCCTTTTATGTACGACAGCACTTGATCAAGTAGATAATCTTGTCCTGCTGGAGATGTTTTACTTGTATTGTATTTTTTTAAAAAACCGTTTGCTAAGTTGTATGCTTTAACTTCTATAGAATCTAACATTTTTTCTATTTGTCTAGATTTTGATTTAATAAAATTTTGTGTCTTTACATCTAAATATAATTGGTCAGGACTTCTTTTCCCTGCTTCTCTAAAAAACGAAAATACATTATCTATTTTTTTAAGATTAGCTTTTAGCGGGTCAGCACTGTTTACTTCAAACATTCTCCAATCTTTAAAATCAGGAAGTTGTTTTATCAATCCGGGTTTCGCGCCCATAGCTGCAACAGCAGCTCTTGTAATTATGTCTTTGCCTAAAAAGTCTGCAAATATTTTAGTACCACCTGCAACGCCTTGACTTACTTCTCTTAGTCCTGGAACTCCTACTTCTAGTTTTCCTGCTGAACTAAATGGTGCTTTTAATGTACCGCTTGCTAGATAAGATAATGGTTTAACTGCTAATTCATTTCCTAATTGTAATGTTTTACCGCCTACAAAAGCAGTAGGTTTAAGCAAACCGAACTTTGTAGCCAACCATAAAGGTGGGCCCACTAATGGAAACAAACCACCTATAATTGCGCCGTCCGCACCAAAACGTAATCTGTTTTTAAAATTAACTAAAGCTAGCTCTTTACCATTTAAACCTTCTGTGTCCTCATAATTATACCCTAAAGTATTATCAAACAACAACGGATCATCTTTAAAAGCTGCTGATACGGTGTTGTATGGCCCACCTGCAATAAAATCAGTGCCACCAAAAACTGCCGCTGATGTACCAACACGTTTTGCAACGTTTGATATTTTTGCGCCTAACAATGCTTTACCAGTTAAACTGTACGTTGGTGTTGCAAATAAATTTACACCCAAAGTAGCTTTTAAAGCTCGTCTAAACCAATTTACAGCTTTAAATACAGCGCCTCCAGGTATACCAAATTCAACTCCTATTGCTCCTATTTCTCCTAAAAATGTTTCTGGTTCTGAAAAACGCCCATCTTCTATCATTTTGTCGTAACGTTCTTTTACTTTAGCAGTTGCCTGTGTTCCAAAACCTAAGTCAACCATATTTGCAAAAAGGTCAGCGATGTTATAGCTAAGACGAAATGCTCCTGTTTCTTGTGCCCTGTTTAGTTCGTCAACAAGAGAGGTGTATGTTTGTTCGTCAGGTGTTTTACCAACTCCTGAATTGAGATAATTCCACACACCATAAATAGCGGGAAACTCTTCTTTCATAGATATATCATTTTCAGTGCCTTTACGTACCGAGTTGTATGCATCTTCAAAAAGTTCCAAAGCACTTACTTGAGGTTCCACATACTGTCGGCCAAAGTATTTAAGTAACGGACTTTCTGTAACTAACTTGTAGCCATCTTTTATTGGTTTAAACTCTAAAGGCCTGTCACTTTTGTTTATAATATCACGTGTGTCTTTTAAGATATCATCTACCGTTATATTTGTCGCACCTGCAAACCCCTCTATTGTATCTGATAAAGCTCCATCAAGATAATATGCGTATAAATCTTTTATGTCTTTTTGAACGTTTTTAAAATCTTCTTTTCTTTTTTCTTCATCATCACCAACTACTCCTGGTGTTTTAAAACCTTCTCTGTTTATAGGAGGGCCGCCTTCTGCGTTTCCAGTGTTGGTTTTTGGAGCTAAATCATCAAGCATAGTAAAACTACCATCAGCGTTTCTTGGTATCTTGTATGCATAGCCTGCTTTGTTTGCTTCTTTTACGAGATCCATACCATATTTTTCTTTAAACAACTTACGTTCGGCTTTTGTATAATACTTTGTAACCTCGCTAGGTTTCATTATTTCTGCAAGATATGGTTTAGCATTAATTGTTTTACCATTTACTTTTATGTTTCTTTTAACAATTGCATTGTGAGCATCTATATATTCGTCAAGACTAATATTTCCTTTTAACCACGATGAATTTTTTGTACCCAAAGCACCTTGCAAAGATCCAAGTGCTTTATTAAGCTCGTTGTCAATAAGTATGACAAAGTTACCATACGAGTCTAAATTATTTTTACCTGTTGTTCTAATTCCAGCAAACTCATGAATTGAATCGTTTGTTGTATTGTTTTTATAAAAACGTCTTTCTATCGTAGCTCTTTTACCATTTGCTCTTGGTAGCACATTATCGGCTTGTGTAATATAAATATTTCTTTCAGCCACACCGTAATGAGAAAACCAACTACCTTGAGATGCTTTTTCATTTATATCTTTTATAAGTCGTTTAGCTAGTTTTTTATCTTTTGGAAAATTTACAGTAAAAGGATTAACTAGATCATAGTTTGTTGGTAAAATAATATCTTCACCGTTTATGTAATCTATTATTCTATTGATTCTATTTCCAGCTTCTGAAGACGTAAGACCAGGTGTGCCTGGCACATGATCGTCAAACATCGCTGCATTTAATTCATCTAGGCTTGGAACTTTCCCGTCTTTTGTTATCATTTTGTTAAGTTTGGAGTTTCTTGTCAAAACAGCTACGTCGTTTGCCATGGGAGTGGTCATTAACTTTCCATTTAAAAAACGATTATGAAGTTTTTTTATTTTTTTAATGTCTTCTGGTTTAATATCTTTAAACACATAAGCTACGTCCGGCACGCCCTTAAGCTCATATTTTCCACCCTTTAAAGTCGTGGCATTCAGAGGAGTAGCGGGTGGAAGTTCTATTTTTTTAACATTTAAAATTTTCATGATCTCCTGTGCAATTGTATTTCTTATATCAGATGGTTGTATTATGTCACCCCTTCCCAACAGCCTAAGATCGTCTAATACTCCTGGAAGTTTTTTTTCAAATACAGCTCTTATTTCTGGCTCACTAAGACCGTTAAGCTTATTTTTTTGTTTCATATAAGTATTAAGTTTTTTTAAATTATAAACAGTAGAGTTTTTAGTTTTTAAGTCTAAACCATCAAAACCACGATCAGATGATTTTATTGCATTAAATCTAAAAACAGGAGGAAGGTTAAGTTCATCATTCATTACCTGTTTATACAAAGCTAATAATTCTTCGTCTTCCTTAGTAGCTGTTCTAAATCCTAGCCTAGGGCCTTGATTTTGTCCGCCTGATCCGCCTGATCCGCCACTACCTCTGGTTAAATGTAATCGTAAAAGATCTTCGCCTGCAACTTTACCTTTTGTTAAGTTTAGCGCCTTTCCTTCAGATAAAAGAATGTCAGCTTGTTCGAGAGTTATTTTTTTTGTTTCTACAGCCGAGTCAATAATCTTTTCCATTGGACTTAAATTTTCCCTCTCCAAAGCTCTTTGTCTGCGACTTGTATATCTTTTTTGTCTTTCAATTAACTCTTCTATAGTGTCATCAAAGTTTTTAACAACATCTGCACCGACTCCTGACGTTGGTTTAGGTAAAACTCCACGTGTGGCAGAAAAACTAGTGTCACCATATTTTATATCACTTGCTAAATCACCTCCAAATTTAGTCGCACTTTTTGCTCCTTGGATTCCTTTTTTAACACCATATTTTCCAAGAGCTCCTGCTAATCCAATTCCTCCTACAACAGCATAAGGGGCCTCTAGTAAACCAAACGCATTTCCTATTGGATTAGAGCCTACTCTAGCTATTCTTTCTTCAAAAGCTTTTTGTTGTTCTGGGTACACTGCTTGATTGGCAGAAGTTAGTACATATTGAATTCGACCATTTCGTTTGTTTCGAACTGGTCTGTTGTAATAAATTTCAGAAGTATATTTATCAACAAAAAAATCGTCAGAAGGATCTTTTGTATTCTCTCCTTCAACTTGTTGTATATCTCTAGGAGTTGTTCCACCCATCAAAAGAGCAGAACTTAAAAAATTAATAGGTTCTGAAAAATATTTACCACCTATTCTGTCAGCTTTTTCCTGATCTGTAAGATACATTTCTTTTGGAATAAACGTACCTAATCCTTTTCTATTTTGTATGTCTGCTTGACTACCAAAATAATCATCTGATTTGTATATGTCTAATGGATTAATTGCTTTCCCACTTGCGTTTGTAAAAGTAGGTGGTAAACCTTTCTCGTTTTTAGTGTCGGACATTTAAGCCACCTGTGCTGGTAATTGTAAATCCGTGTTATATTTTTGGTTAAATTGTGCAATGTCTTCTTGTGTTTCTAAGTTTGCAAAATCAAGCAATGCTGCCTCACTTGTTGCAAGTAATTTAATAACACTGTCAGTTACTTCTTGAGGAAGCCGAGCACGTAGTTCTTCAAATGTCAATCCAACAGAATCAGGTTGTGTTTGTGTTTGTTGTGCCATCATTGGATCGCCGCCTTGTTGTAATCCAACACGGCCGCCTTCTGCATTGTTTTCTCGGCTAGTTCCTGGAGGAACAAATACATTTTCAAGTCCCCATTCAACAAAAGAATCAGCTATTACTTTATTTCTTATTTCTAAATAACTCATGTTTGCAAACGCTGGATCTTTGCTTTCTTGAATTCGTGTAATAATATCATCAACCGAATTTAAAAACCTTTCGTCAGTTAGTAATTCTATTTTACCTTCGGCTACAGCTTTTGTAATTGCGCCGTATAAATTGAATTTTAAATCAGCTTCTAAATCTTTATACTCTTGAGAATCAGGATCTAAATTTTTCATTAGTGATCTAATTTTTTTAGCTTCTTGACTAACAAATTGTTTTTCAAACTGTGGCACACTAAGTTTTCTATCTAGAAGTTCCATATCTAACTCATGTTTATAATCTGCTTGGTCACGAGCTTCTCTACTGCTTCTCTCAAACGTATAGTCGTCTGTTATAGCTGCAATTTTTCTATCTTGTATTTTTTCTAAATCTTTTTTGTATTGAGATTCTCGATCAGCGTATCTTTTAGATAGGTCTCTGCCTGCAGAAGCTAGAGCCGGTGACGCTGACTGAAGAGCTCCACCTAAACCTGAACCTCCAATATTAGGAGCACCCATAATTTCAGCTCCCATTGAAGCAAGTCTTAAATAGTCTGAAGTTGTAAGACCTCTTTTGTATTCAGGTGTATCAAAATACCCCTGCTCGGATAAAAAGTCATAAAGTCTTGGATCATTTTGAATAGCAGTAGTAGGATCTATTTCTGTACCTGTTGAGGTAGGCATCATAACATTTGAGTCAGTTAAAAAGTTTCCTCCACCTCTCGCTTCCATCTCCCTTATTCTATCATTCTCTTCTTTGTCTGCTATTGCTTGTTTTGCTATTTGGTCAACAGAACCTCCTGGATAAAAACCTTGTCTAACAGTTCCACCACCTGCAAAGCCAGATACAATACCATTGTTGCGAGAAGAAACTTTACCTCCTCTTCTAAACATTGGTCTTCTTAATGATCTCATTATGTTGTCCCTTGATTATTTCCACCAAACATTCCACCAGCTCCTAATAAACCTAGGATACCTATTCCGCCACCTAGTAGTGTTTGTGCTGTAGATGGATCAGGTGTTGATTGGAATCTTGTTTGTGCTTGACTTCCTTGTGCTTGTCCTAACATTTGTCCTAAGAACCCTGCCGCTTGTTGTGGTGCGTAAGCTTTAGCCTCGATCCCCGATCTCATTGCATCTAACATAGCTTGGTTGTACAATGTTTGTTTGTCGCCCATTTGTGTCAATGCATTAATTTGATTTCCTAAACCAGCCATTTGGTAATTACCCATATCCATTTGACTAGCTGCAGCTCCACCTAAATTAGCTAGTTGGTTTTGTAATGCTGCTTGTTGTGCATTTGCTAAACTTAATTGTCCTTGTGCAGCAGTTCCATATAAAGAAACATTTTGACCAGCTTGATCCATAGCTGCTGAGCCTAAACCCATTTGTTGATTGTATGCTTGATTAGCTAGTTCATTCGCTTGTCCAAAACCTTTTTGTCTTAAGTCAGCTAACGTTGCAGCCATACCTCTTGCACCTTGTCCAAGAAGCTCTCCTTCAGCTACACCAAAACGTCCGCCACCAAAAGCATTACCTGCACTAGCTCCAAGATTAGCTCTTTGTTTTGCTAGTTCTGATTGGTAGTCAGCCATTGTTGAATCAATAACTTCTTGTTGATACGGTGACATAAATTGTTTGTATGCATTAGGTCCAGTATATCCTGATGCTGCAGCTAAATAAGGATCACTTGCACCTTGACCAGCCTTTGCTGCAAGCTGTGCTGCATCAAAAGCAGAACCAGCGTTTGCAATAGCCCCGGCGCCCGGTCCTGGCTTTGCTTGTCCTGTTACAGGATCATAAATTAAATCTTCAGCGGCACCAGTAAGATTGCCCGCTTGGTCTAAATACTGTTGATAACCACCAAGACCACCAGCTAAATTTCTCGCTGCAATTGTATAACCAGATTCAGGTGCAACAAAACCGGCTCCTGTAAAAGAAGAAGGGTCTACGTAAAAAGGGGAAGATGTAATATCTGAGTAACCTGGATTAGGTGACCCATCTGGCATAAATGGATTGGCAAAATAACTACCAAACTGTTCTCCCATTCCGGTTACATAAGGTGCTGGTAATATTTTTGTAGTTGTAGTTGCCATTATGCTACTGCCTCCATTTGATCCATTAACTCATACATTTTCTGTGCTGCTTCTCTAGGGTTTCCTGATCCACCTGTCATTTTATCAAACCCTTTCATAGCGTCAGCTGTTAGTACAAATTCATTTTTTGACAACATAGCAGGTACGTCATCAGCTTTTTCTTCAATACCTTGAGATACAAAAATACCATCACGGCCATCTAATTGCATACCTTGTGGCATGCCAGGAGCCGCTGCGATAATACCTGTATCACCGCCCATATTATATCCTACTCGACCACCGTTTGCCAACAAATGTTTGTATTTATTATATTTGTCAGTAATAAAAGGATCGGGTGATTTACTTTCACTATAATCATATCCTGTAAAACCTTTATATTTACTAAACCATTCAGTCCAAATTTTTCCTTCTTCTCGTTCATCTTTAATACGAGCTTTTTTAAGCTCCTCAGCCATTGGTTTCATTTGCGTAAATGTTGTTATACTTCCTATAGTTGCTATGGAATCCTCAAAATTACCAAAACCTGGTAATAGTTTACCACTAGCAGAATCAAAAAATTCTGAACCTTTTCCTATCAATCTGTCTCCAAATTTAAGACCTTCTGATGCAGTTCCTACAAGATCATCATACTGTGCCTGATCTATAATTCCTTTATCTAACTGTTCTCCTAATTGAGTTTCTGCGTCACCAAACTTTTCAAGTCTTTTAAATCTGTTTGTAGGTTCAGGCACTGAAGGTTTAGCATTCATAAAAGCATCCATAAAAGTGCTTCCACCTTTACTTACAGGTCCGTCATTAAAACTACCTAGGCCTGCCTTTAAACGATCGTCAAGAGTTGTACCTTCAAACCCCGATGCACGATTAGCTAGAAACGTTCCGGCTGCAGTATAAGGATCAAGCTTGCCTCCATGCATTTTCATAGAACCAAGTTGACCTATAGCCATAGAAGCAAAAGGACCTAGTGGTCCTGCAAAGGCCATAGCTGCTGGACCTAAAAAAGGAGCAATCTCCTTTGGTACTAACGCGTCACCTATTTTATCTAAAATTTTACTTAGTCCCATTTATTCTCCGGTTCCAGATCCCAATGGTATCTGAATTACTTTTACACGAATATCTTTGGCTTTGTGAACTGACCATGGTTGGCCACACTCGGAGCAGGTGCCTGTTGCCTGTTCTTCAGAATCTACCTCATTCCCGCAGTTTTTGCAATAGATTCGTTGATGTACCTCAGGCTGTAGAACAGGTACTTTTTTACCCTCTATCTGCTGATGTCCTATAATTTTAGCGTCTTGTATTTTTTTCATTATGTTATCTCCAATACTGAAACAATTATATCTAGCGCGCCCCCTGAACTTGCTGTAGCTTTAATAATGTCGCTATCCTCCAATACTAAAGTTTGATCTAGTATTTCTACTGAAGTATTAGCAGCAATAGATAAAAGATTTGTAATTTTAATATCCGCACCAACACTAGCGTCTGTATTTACTATTGTTATTGTAACCGCTCCTGCAGAGTCATTACACACACGAATAGATTTTACCAATGCTTGCACCGGTTTTTGTGGTGGAACTGTGGTAGCATTAGCAGTTGGAACTGTATAAATAGTTGTTTGACCTGTAGTTGATAAAGTTAAACTTCTATTTTTATAAATATCACTCATTTTAAAAACCAAGTCCTTGCTGTTAATTCTTCACGTAAATCTTGTTGATAGGTAAAGTTTAATTGCTGTATGATGTTTTCTAATTCACGAATAAGAATATCCTGTTGCTGTCTATCAAACTTATCTTGTGGCAACGGTAATCTTGTAACGTTAATTCTAGCCATTATCTTCTTCCATCTGGTTTAATGTCCATTCGTACAGTTCCAAATCTCCAATTATCATTAACAGCATCAGCACTAATTTTAAGATTTGCTTGTCGTCCTCTACCTCTAACAGAAAAGAACTTAGTAGTGTTTGTTATCGTTGATGTAAAATCTCTTGTGTTTGTACTTGCTGGATAATTAGCAAACCGTACTCTGACATCTGCATTACCTGTAAGATTTTTAAAATCAGGTAAAACTCTATTGCATAAAAATACTTCGTCGCCTTCTTGTATGTCAAAATCACCACTTGTTATTTCACATGGCATCGCTGCACCGTCATCATTAAATCCTGCTTCATGTGCATATAGTATGCTAGACCCAGCAGTAACACCCATGATAACTTCATTGTTGGGTAAAGTTGTTGGATTATATTTAGGTGCATAAGGTGCTCCGTAAACACCACGATCAATCCAAGCTGTTCTTGTAAACCCATCGTTAGTATACCAAACGTTTTCTAAATAATTATAGGTTACTGACTTGTTTAAAAAAGAAACACCGTTACTTGGATAAAACCAAGTCACTTCATTAAAGTCAGTATTAACTGCAGCTGCTACTTGTCCTTGCGCAACACTATCAATGTCATCAAATACAAAGTCTTGCACTGTACAATCTAGTTTTTTAATCGCACCATCAAACATATAAAATGCTGTTTGCGACATCCAAAAAGAAACACCATTAACATCAACAACTGAATTAGGTGACAATGCTCCACAGTTTGCACCAACTTGATTTAAACCAAAAATAAAAGGTGGTCCAATATTGTTTAATGAGTGCAACGCTGTGTCAGTCCATACTAGAATCGATCCCCTAGATCTAATTGCTGCTATAATTCTTGAGCCGTCTTGAATCCTAAATGTACCTGCAGTATTTTCACTTGTTGGTGCCCATGTATTAAAATCTTCTTGTGAAGAAAATCTTAAAAATAAATCATCTTGTGTTGTACTATTTCCAATAGTTACTTCTGTTCCAAATAAAAATATATGTCTGTCAGGAGAAGATACTAAACATAATCTATTTGTTTCTGGAGCTCCTGCAACAGCCGCGGCTCTCGTTCCAGTGCCTGCTGATAAATCCCAACGATACAGTTTATCATTATTACGTATAGCCAACAGGTCTTCACCAAACGTATCTAGTGACCAATAACTTGCTTCTAGTGCAACTGTTGAAGTAGAACGTGGAGTATTCCAGGTACTAGAATTCCAAGGACCCACACCCCAACCAAAACCAAATGTAGATATGGCTGTCCCTACAGTAATCAAAGCATCTAAGTTTCCTGAACCTCCTCCGCCCGATACAGAACCACTAGCGTTTGATGTGTGTTGTACTGTAAATGAATTAGTATTAACAATAGACTTAACCTCAAACTCATTGTTCATATCAAGGCCACCAACAGCTGAAAAGTTTTTAAATATTACAAAATCACCAACAATAAAACCATGCCCATTGTCTGTAACTGTAACTGTCGAAGAACCAGAAGTAGTTGTAAAAGGGTTTGTTAGAGCTATGTTAATTCTACGCAAAGGAGTTATGTCTGAAAAAATACCTTCAGAGTAAACATATAATTTTCTATCTGTTCCTAAAGCTACGTAACGTACACCTGTGTTTGACACCCATGCTTTAATTCCTCTAACTACACCTGCAATATTTTTATTAACAACTTTTTCCCAACCACCAATTTTTTCTGGCAAGCCTGTTCTAAATCTTACATTTTTAGAATCAACCCATTTACCTTCCGCACCGTAGGTAGAAGTTTGCTTGTCTATTCCTGGGGCGAACTGAGCTTTGATTAAAGTCATTATGATATCCTCTGAAATAATCCGCCACCTGGTATTGCTGCATATTTTTTTGATTCGTATGTTGCCATATTTTACTCCGTTAATAGCTGAAAACTTACTGTATCCCCTACATCTCCTAAAGCGGTTACTATGTTAGAAGGATATGCATTTGTCAGCGAAAAATTTGTCATCCCGTAAAACCCATTTTCTGTAGCTGTAAATTCACTTTTGTTAAAGGTTATACCATTAATTACAACAGCAGTCCAGCCATCAGAAGCTACACCTGTTCCTTGGGTAGAAGAACCTTCCATATTCAAACTAATTTTATTATTACTTGTTTGCCAAGTAATACTATAAAGTTGCCTTGCAGCTGTCTCATTTTTTAATGTAAAATAAACTCTATTGTGAAGTTCAAAAGAATAAGTCGAACCACTTGACATTAAGTTCCAAGGTGTTCCAGGGCTTGGTGATATACCTGCAAAATTGCCTGTGCCTTCGTCTGTATAAGCACTATCAGCATTAAAACCTTTGTATACAGGAGTTCCTCCAGAATCTACATTTCCTGTACTTGAACCACCTTGATTACTCCCCCATTTAGAGCTGTATCTACGACCATTTATAATCCAAGTTATGTGATTAGCAGGCCATATTGCAAGATTTTGAGAATCTTGGTCTAATGTAATTTTTGTTACAGTGTTGTTATTTGGACCATTAACAAGTGTATCGTACAGATAAAGCTGTGTGATATTTGCAGATACACCATTATTAACAGGTAGTAAATTTTGATAAGATATTGATCCTACATTGGCAGTAGTAGTAGACGTACTATTAATAGAACCTATCGTTGTTTTAGGTTGTGTTTGTTTAGGCATAGGACCTGGAACTGGATTAGGTTGACTTATGGAATCACCATTAACATAAACTTGATTAGAAAAACCTTTTACTGGATTGTTATCATTTCTAAAATCTGTGGTGTTACCAAATGTAACTGTACCTGATTTTAACAAATAATTTGTACCCATGTTGCCAAAAGTATAAAAAGCACCTCCCCCACCTAAAATTACTCCGGCAAGAGTTCCTGGATTACCTCCAAGTTTCATATTTGTTGAATTAATTTTTGGAAACAATGCTTGGTGAATTAACCTCCATGTTCCATTATCATTTACATAACCTTCTTTAACTTCTCGCCACGTTCCACTATCTTTGACATAAAGGTCTTTAACTTCTCGCCACGTGCCGTTGTCATTTTTATACGTAGGCATTACGAATACTTATACCAGACATCCCCGTTCGATCCACCTGAAGGATTATTAGTTGATATTGTTGCTTTATAGTTTTGTTCACTTAAAACACCAGACGAAGAGTTAATAGTTAAAAATGTAGCGTTGTCTGCTGCATTTCTAAATTGAACTGTGTCTCCCTGTACTTTTAAAGTACCTGTTTGGTTATTTAATATGCTATTAGTACCATCATGTAATATTTTTAAATCTGTGCCAGTACCAACATTTATATCTACGTTGTCCCCTAAGTTTAAATCACCGGTCAACGTTCCACCAGCTTTAGGTAATTTGCTAGTATCTAAGTTACCTATTTGAGTCTGTATATCTCCTGTAACACCATTAAGTCTTTGAAACTCTGTATTGGTAACAGACTCATCAGCTATCTGTTCTGAGTTAATTGGTATAGTTCTATATTTTGATTCTTCGTAAGTTGCCATTATGATATCCTCTGAAATAATCCGCCGGCAGAAACACCATAATTCGAACCTTGGTTTCCTGTAGTGCTATAGTAATTATAAATAGCTTGTGATATACATCTCCAAGTTCCTGATTCAGTTGCTCTAGTTTTACCACTAATATGAGCTAAGTTAGCAGCAAATCCTGGCAGTATATAACCAAGTGTGGTTGGATCATTAGAGCCTGTCGTATTTTGAGTTCTCTTATATTCAAGACCAGTGCTGGTTACATACATATTACTTGATTCATAACTAGCTGGAGCAATTTCTGTTCCAACACCTATAACAAGGCTATTTGAAGCACCACCAGATCCTTTATAATAAATAGCAAAATACTTTAAAGCTCCTACAGATGTTGCAGTGCTAGGAGCTACATTAATACCTGTTAAGTTTGATCCATCGATTGCAGGTAAAGCTCCTGTTAGTTTACTTGCTGTCAGAGTTGATATTCTTGCGTCCGCTACAGTACCAGATGAAATATTTGATCCATTCAAATTTGTAAGATGTTGACCATTACCGACTATATTTCCAGTTGCTGAAACTTCTCCGGTAACACCTATTCCACTTGCTGTTGTTTGTAATTTATTAGCGTTGTCGTAAAAAAGATTAGCTCCACCGTTAACCGCAGCGGTTACATAATTTTCTCCTGTCATACTTTGTAGTCTTAAATCATTAGCGTAGACATATCCTACAGTACCATCAGAAAACAACTTCATATCTTGCCCTGCTCCAAATATAACATTGTCAGAATCACCAAGATTTATATTACTATTAGTTGTTATGTCTCCTGTTAAAGAGCCTCCAGATAAATTTAGTTTACCGTTATCTAAAGATGTAAACTGTGTTTGAATATCTGATGTAACGCCGTCTAGATGTTGAAACTCAGTATTGTTTACTGAACCGTCAGCAATCTTACTAGCGTCAGGTACCGGAGTATTATAACGTCTCGATTCATATGTTGCCATATTACTTCTCCGTTAATTTCCAGCCGTTAGTATTTCCTGTAAAGACAATTGTAAATGCAGCACCTTCAGTTGATACTGTTCCGTTTGCAGTTGCACCAAATATTTTTTTACCATTTGGGTTTATGGTTAGTGCGTTACTATCAAAAGTATCTGCTTTATCTAGAAAAGTAACCTCGTCTCCTTCAGCAGGAGAAGCTGGTAAAGTTAAAGTTATAGTATTTGATGTAGTGTCTACGAATATTTTTTCTCCACTAAAAACATTATCAGTTGCAGCAGTTACAGTTCTCCATGTTCCTCCACCAATACTTCCGCCTCCAGCGATCGTATACCAGTCAGTTCCATTTGTTGCAATTATAGCTCTGCCTCCTGGAGCTATAACATCTGAAGTGTTTCCTGATGTTCCTAATTGAAGTTGTATGGTACCATTATCAGTACCATCGTTTATAATTGTGTAAATTCTTTCATAACCATTACCAACGTTTGCTTGTGGTTGTCTAATTACAAAAGCTGAAGTATGCCCAGAAAAACGAATTGCTGCTTGACGCATTTCATTGTTACCTTCTGTAACTGGACCATTACTGTTTGTTAGATCATAAGGAGTAGAAACACCTCCTAAACTTTTTTCATATACATTAGAGATTGCTTCCTCAAATGTTTTACTAAATGTATCGTTAGTTGTGTTACCCCAAGAGTTTGCTTGTTCTCCTGAGCCTATTAGTTCCGCTTTTAAACGGGTTGAATATGTTGATGCCATATTATGCTACCTCTTGCCAGCTACTACCGCCAGCTCCTGTTGTTGAATCTACTTCACTATAAGAGCTTCCTCCAGCTCCTGTAGTTGATACATCTGACCAAGTTGCACCTCCAGTAGTTGTATCATCAACTGCACTCCATGTAAAGACAGATAATGGATTTGCTGTTAAAGTTAAACTTTCTCCTGTAACTGCTGCTGTAGGAGAAAGAGCAATACTAACACCATTTACAGTTGTGTTTAAACTCTGTCCTGCAATGGTTGGAGCAATCTTCGGAGTGGCACTGTTTAGTGATATATTTGTGCTAACTCCAGATACAGCAACTATTGATGAACCTGTAGCTGTAGCTGTTCCAACAGCTGAGTTAACTTGTAGACCTGTAATTGCTTCATGTATTCTAACTAAGTAAGATGGTGTTCCAACAGATAAAGTAGAGCTTGTTCCTGTGACAGCAATAATATGTCCTGTTGATAAACTTACTGTTCCAACTGAAGACGTAACAGAATTACCTGCAATAGTTGGAGCAAGTAGTTCTTCTACAGATCCTAGAGTTATAGTAGAACTTGTTCCTGTTACTGCAACGTTAGCGTCAGCAACCGGTGATACTGTTCCTGCTGATAAAGTAGAACTTGTTCCTGTAACTGCAGCAACAGCGGTGCCTGTTGCAGTGGCAGTTCCTACATTTGATGTAATAGCATTTCCTGTAACGTTAACGTTTAGCTCAGGTGTAACGGCACCTAAAGTAACATTTAATGCATTGCCTGTTAGCGTAACTGTTTGTCCAGCACTTATTCCAACTGTTCCTACGTTTGATGTAATAGAATTACTTGCAATAGTTGGAGCAAGTTTTGTTGTTAGTGTTCCTGTATTTGATGTTAAAGAAAAACCATCTACAAAGTGAGTCTTTTGTATAGTATATGAATTACTAACAGTAGCAGTTAATGAGACGCCTGTTACATTGACAACCGCTCCTTCTCCTGGAGTACCTAGGGAAGAAAAAGGTGCGGTCGCAAAAGGTGCAAAACCGAATGACATTATTTATCCTTTTTCTTGTCTTCTAATTCTTTGATTGCTTCTATCAATAGAGGGACAAGTTTTTCATACCAAACACTTTTGTATTCAGAATTGAATGGTGCTTCAGTAACTACTTCAGGTAAAACTGCTTCAACTTCTTGAGCACTAACACCTACTTGACGTTTATCGTTGT